AAGGCCTCCCTAAATGCCATACCACAAGACTATATCTTGTGCCTGATGTTACTGGTTTAACTCTATGCCACACAAAACTAGGAAATACAATGATAGATCCTTTTGGTAATATTTCTTTACATTGTACTCTATGTTTTGATTCATCTCGCATATGTGGATCATAGTTTCTAAAATCAAATTCTAGTTCACCTCCTTTGTATTCTGAGCCATCTGTTAATTGACAAGTCATAGATAATTTTCGAATTCTACCGTGCTCTGGAGTATCTGGTCTGTCATAAGGTTTATCCCAACTATCACAATGCCAATCATAATATTGATTTAATTTATATTTTGTAAATTGACAAGACTCACTTCTTTCCCAATCAAAGTTCCAACCGGCATTTCTATTAGCTTCGTGTACATATGGATGTAATTCTTTATATATCCAAGTATCATTAAGCCATACTAAATCAGAGTTTCTTTTTCTTTTTAAATCTAGTATTTCTTTTTTTTTTAATTTTCTATCACCATAACTACCTGTTCTAGCCATAACTTCTTTTTGTGATTTAGCATACTCTATAACATCATCACAAAATTTAGGTGTCAATACACCCCTAAAATACCAATAGTAATTAGATATATTCATAAGTTATTGTTTGCACAAAATTTAAACTATCCTTTTGATTATTGGTTAGGTAATACATATTAGTTGATGGAAACATAATAAACATATTATCTTTAAGTTCTATATCCCAAGATCTACCTTTACGTCTATTGTCTTCATAATGTATTCGAACATTACAATCTTTTACTTTTACACCATATAACAAAGTATAATCTGGCGAGTTACGTAAATCTACTGGATCTATATTTAATAATGGAATTGTAATCTCTTGAGGTTTATAGATGTTACCCCACGTTTCTTTGTTAATTAAAGTAAATCCATAGTCTAAATTTATATGATCTCTCATATAAGTATTTAATATATCGAATGTTCGTGAGAATGGAAAAGTTGAATCTGTAATGTTAGATTTTAAAATGTCGTTTTGTAATTTATTTCGGTCAATGTCCCAATTTTTAGGCATTGCCACATCACCGTAATATAATGCTATTTCAGATAATACTTTCTTTTGCATACCACATACCTTTTTAATTTATGCGTTGCCGTCTGTCAAGTCCCAAGATTGGTTAGCTTCATTCCAATCATAACGCCACATATGTGTTGCTACAGGAGGATCTCCTACTGGAGTATTTTGTGATTCTTGTTCAGCAGTCAATGCAGGAGCATCACCGATTGGTGATTTCCAAGATGCAGTTGTAGTATCTTTTACCCAAGATGCGTAAGGTGATTTAGACCAAAAGATTTGATTATCTTCGTCCCAAGTATAACCTATACCTGCATAATTTCCTCTTAATGCTTTAGAATTATCTCCTGATGAATGAGAGTTAGATCTAGTATTATATGAAGTTTGAATCCACATTTGTGCAGGCCAATTATTGTGTAACTCTAAATATTGTTGACCTACTCCTTCATCTTCAACACCATCAGCATTTAACATATCTTTGTTATTAAGTGTTAATACTTGAATAACTTTTCCATTCATTCCTAATTTTGCAAAATGTGCCATAATGTTTCTCCTTATATCTTAAAATTAATTGTTAAACAATACATAAATATTATTGAAATTTATACCTTATTGCTACAACTCCTGAAGCGCCACTTCCATTAGTTCCAAACCATGCACCGCCACCGCCACCACCAGTATTAACTGTTGCACATTGAGGACCTGGAACTGGACTTGCACCACCACCTGGCGCGTTTGCGAGTCCTTGTCCACCACCTCCACCTAATGGTGCAGGAGCAGTTGAAAAACTTTGTGGAGATGAAGCTCCACCACTGCCACCTCCAGAAAAATATCTTGTTGAACCTGTTGGACCTGCTGTTCCATAACTTGGTGCTGTTGGACCAAAAAAAGAATCCGCTAGATATCCTCCCGTTCCTCCAATTCTAGGACCTGGATTAGCTGCACCGCCAGTTCCTCCGGCTCCACCACCTCCGCCACTAGACGCTCCTGGAGCAGGTGCACAACCTCCTGGTTGTCCTTGAGGAGGTGCTGTTGGAGGATCATTTCCATTACCAAGAGGTTTTCCTGATCCTCCAGAACCTCCGGGACTAGCTGCACCGCAAGCACTTTTACCATACCCGCCTCCAGCTGATGTAATTGTTGAAAAAGTTGATACGGCACCACTAGCAACTGCGGCTCCAGGATTAACTCCTGTTCCACCAGCCCCCACAGTAACTGAGTATGGGGTTGCAGCAGCTGTAAGTCCAGCGGGTGCATTTAAAGGTGAGTTTGATCCAGGTGCAGAAGTATACATTCTAAAACCACCTGCTCCTCCACCACCATCTTGAGAACCCCCTCCTCCAGCTACTACTAAATATTCTAAAGTATCTGATCCTCCTGGATTACCTGCACAAGAAACACAAAAAGTTCCTGGTCCTGTAAATACATGAGTTTTATAGTCTCCAACTGTAAGTATTGTTCCTCCTGTTGCTGTTATATATGAAGGTTGTAATCCAGCATCATTATTTCCATCATTAACAACTAGCCAACCTTTTGTTGCGTCTATATAAACTAAAGTAAGAGCTTCACCTTCTGTAGAAACTATAAGATCTATAGTGTCTCCATTAATTTTTTCTGAACCATTTGCTGCAATAGTTAAATTATTACTATCAAAAGTGTTTGCATAATCTTTAAACGCAACAATAGATCCAGCAGCTCCTGCTGGTAAATTAGCTGTAATGGCTCCTCCAGTAGTGTTGACAAAATATCCGCTACCTGTTGCTGCTGTAATAGTTGATGTTTGAACAGTTGTAACCCAGTCAACAGTTCCTGTTCTACCAAAGCCTACTTGCGTTCCATTATTTGTTATTGTTGCACCAGAAGGAATAACAAAAGAATCTCCACTATCTCCTAATGTAACAGTTCCACAAGCTGTTCTTGGACTAATTTTATTTACTTTTACTTCACTCATAATTAATTTTGAAATTTATATCTTATCATAACAATACCTGAACCACCGGTTCCTCCACTATTACCTCCACCGCCAGATGCTGATCCTCCTGATCCGCCACCACCCCATGTTAGTTGAACCTGCATTACCGTTTACTGGACCAAGACCACCATCGGCTCCACCGCCTAAACCACCTGCTCCTTGGGGAGATGCTAATGGGGTTCTTCTTGAACCACCTGCACCGCCTGACAAAAAATCTTCCTTCTGGACCAGTTTCTCCATAACTTGGAGCTGTTGGACCAATAAAAGTTGTTGGAATATATGTACCTGCACCGCCGTCTGAAGGACCTGGGCTAGAAGTTGCTGCTGCTCCTCCTCCGCCACCGCTTCTATCATCACCACTTGGTGCACTTGCACCACCGTTTTGTCCTTGTGGGGGACTAACTGGAGGACTGTTTCCATTTCCACCTGCTCCACCACTATGGCCTCCTCCACCACCAGAACCACCAGTTTTACCTTCATTACCATCAGGAGATTGTGGACTTCCACCTCCTCCTGCACCGCCACCAGTAGAAGTTAATGTACTAAATACTGAATTTGCCCCGTCAGTTCCTCCTCGCGAAGGTGCTCCTGGGCCTGAACTAGGTGCACCTGCACCTCCTCCACCTACTGTAATTGGATATGCTTGTACACAAACTTGTAATGGTGCTGAAGCATTTAAAGGACTAGCAGAACCACAAACCGTTCTTAATCTCATTCCTCCTGCTCCTGCTCCACCTCCTGCACAACCTGCTCCACCGCCGCCACCACCACCAACGATCATATATTCTACTCCATTTGATCCTGCTGGGCTTCCTTGACAAGTAACTGTAAAAGTTCCTGGTCCTGTAAATATGTGAGTTTTATAGTCTCCAGAAGTAATTGTAGTATTACCACCACAAGCTATAACATAAGGTTCTTGACCTTTCACTGAATTTGATGTTTCTTGAGTATTGATCCAACCTTCCGTTGAATCTACATAAACAAAAGTTGCTGATTGACCTTCTGTGGTTAAAGAAGCACTTGCTGCTGTTCCACCAATTTTTTCTGAACCATTTGGTGTAACAGTTAAAGCGTTAGTTTGAAAAGTTCTTGTGTAATCTGAAACTGATACAATTGCACCAGCAGAACCTGCTGGTAAATTTACTGTAAATGCTCCACCGCTAGTATTACAAAAATATCCATTTCCATCTGCTGCTGTAAAAGTTGCTGTTTTAATACTTGAAGTATCCCAATTAACAGAACCTGATCTTCCAAATCCTGTTTGAGTTGCTCCTGTTGCAAGAGCTACGGTTCCACCGCAACGTCCTAATGTTACAGTTGCACCATCTACATTAATTGTATTTCCTGCTCCAGATCCAACAGTTGTAGTTGCACTACATCTATTAATTAAATTACTTCCTGGTTGATTTTGTACGTTGTCTACTTTTATTGTTGATGCCATAATTCTATTTTACCATATCCTATTGAAATTTGTACCTTATTATTACTATACCTGAACCACCTGCGCCACCTGTGCAAGGATTTGCATTTCCTGAACCTCCTCCACCACCGCCAGAATTAGCTGTACCTGCAGTTGCAGTACCACTAGTACTTGGTGATCCGCCTGCGGCACCACCTCCTGCACCACCAGCTCCTTGTTGCCCTGAAGTATCATTTCCTCCACCGCCACCTCCGGCTCTTGCAGTCGGAGTTGCATTAATAGAAGAAGTTGCGCCTGCACCTCCTGCTCCTGAATTAGGGCTTCCGCCAACATTTCCGCCTACAGCAGTAGCTCCTCCACCACCTGCACCTGCTCCATTTGTCGTATTACCAGTTCCTCCAGTATTTCCTTGAGGTGGACTAACTGGTGGTGTATTACCTGCTCCTCCCTGAAGTGGTCTAGGTGATGGCGGAGAATGATAAGTTCCCCCTCCTCCTGAACCTCCTGAAACTCCACAAGCATTAGGTGAAGTTGGACCATATCCACCTCTACCACCTCCAGCAGAACTTATATCACTAAATGTTGAAGTAGATCCTGATACTTTAGCAGCTCCACCAGCACCTACTATAATAGGATAACCTTGTATTGAAATTGGTCTTGCATTTCCTGGATTGGCTAATGGGCTTCCTGTCCAAGCAGCTGGGCTAGGAACTGATTCTCTGTATCCTCCTGCACCTCCTCCACCGGCAGCAGAGTAAGGCATTGGGTCAGCTTGTCCACCACCGCCGCCTCCAGCTATTACTACATAGTCCGCTACATTATTTGCTGGTGCTACAGCAAGTGCAGACACACAAAAAGTACCAGGTCCTGTAAAAGTATGAATTTTGTAATCTCCAGAAGTTGTAATTGTTCCACCAGTAGCAATAACATAATCTGAACCAGGTGTTATAAAGTCATTTTCATGGACTGTTTTCCACCCAACTGTTGAATCAACATAAACAAAAGTTAACCCTTGACCCTCTGTAGTTATTTTTAAATCTCCATCAGCACCACCTCCATTAATTTTTTCTCCACTTGCAGGAGTTACTGTAAAAGTATTATCATCAAAGGTTTTATTATAATCTTGTATTGAAACGATTGCACCTGCTGAACCAGACGGCATAGTCATTATTACAGCACCTGATGTAGTATTAACAAAATATCCTTCACCATTTACTGCTGTAAAGTCTCCTGTTTTTGGAGTTGTTATCCAATCAACAGTACCTGTTCTACCAAAACCTGATTGACTAGCACCTGTTCCTAAAGTTACTGTATCTCCTGATTCACCAAGAGTTAAAGTTGTTCCGCATTGTGGTGCTACTGTATTTACTTCTATTTTACTCATTAAACTATTACCAACGTTCCTGTTACTGTGATTGTTGCTGGAACAGAAATTGGACCCGCTAATACACCATTTTCAATTGTTTGGGTAACATTCAAGCTGGATGCTTGATTGTTTATAAAATCGTTAGCGCCTGTTGCGCCTCCAATGTACTGGATTCCATTTATTATTGCCGTCATAATTTTCCTTACGAACTAATTGTATCAATATACGAAGTAACAATATCAACGGAAGATGCAACATCACTGACTGCATACAAATCGTCTCCACTTTTAAGAACAATTTTAGCGCCACCTTGAATTAATTCAATTGCAGAATTTGGTGGAACGCTCACATCTTTAGCGATGTAGTAATTATTTCCGCCGTTCACAATATAAACATCCAAAGCAATAGTTGAAGATGCATGTACATTACAGCATCTAATACCTATAACTGCATCATAATTTCCTGCATCCAACAATAGTTGAGGACTTGTCCCTACGTTTCTTTGTATATCGTTTCTAAAATCTTGTGCCATATTTATTTCCTATAACGCCACGGCCATTGCTAATGCAAAACCTGCTGACGCTGCTCCTACTGGGTTACCTGACGAATCTAAGTAAACCGATTTACTTGCAGGCATTGTACAAAAAACATCTAACGTGCCTGAAAAATTAATTTTTGACGTGTTACCTGCAGAATTATTTAAAACTGTATCTCTTGAAAGAGTATCAGGTGTTGCATCCGTTACTGTACCAATACCAACTTCCCAATTATCTGTTCCTTGTGCATGAATGGTATAATAAGTTGTATTACCAGTAGCAATTCCTGCAACAAAAGTTACAAAACCACTTGAAGCACCAGCAAGATTTAACGTGCCGGTACCTGTAGTTGTACTAGTTTCTTTTACTCTGTCATTTAATACTAAAGCCATTTTTAAACTCTCCTATTAACTCATACTTATGATAGCATCAGTTGGTGTTGATGGATCAGGCATAGTAATTTTAAATGTACCATTAGTACAAGTTTTACTTCCGCCAAAATCTAAAACGACAACTAATTTATCCGAATCCGAACTATTGTACATTACTCCGAATGCAGCTGTAAAAGTTGCAGACGTCCAAGTTGAATCAGCAAAGTCTACATAACTTGTTACAGTTGATATAGTAACTGATTGACTTGTTAAAGTATTTCCACCTGTAGAATATCCTGTACCAGAAGTTCCAACTTGATTAGCTGATCCTGAAGAATACGCAGTGCTCGAAACCGTGTATGGGTTTGCTGTATACAATGCTAATTTATAAGTATCTCCACCGGAAGCAAAATTATGATTTCCAGATAGAAGTTCACTTCTAAAACTATAAGGTATTACATTCGCCATATTTTTTTATCTTCCTTAATAAGTAGATGGTGATTCAGATTTAAGGGGAATACGAATAACACCATCTTGATATTCGCTTCTGCGTCTTCGACCAATTTGTTCGATCTCGTACGTTTTTAAAGCTTCTGTATAAGCCTGTTGGTAGTATTGTAACATATCCATCGGGCCTTTCAAGTATCCATATGCATTTACTAAAAGATGCATACAAAAGAAGATCTTGATATTTATTAGACAAATAAGTCCCGCTAGTGGACTTAGTTGAATCTGTTAAGCTAAGTGGATTTTTATTATAAGCCAGCGTAATTTCATAAGCTGCGTTAGGAGTAGGAGCTACTACCCAGTAATTTTCGTCCCAATTAGCGTAATATTTAGGTAAAGTACTAGAAGAAGTACCTGGTGTATCATAATAAGTAGCAATATAACTAGGGTCTCTTTGCTCTAAATAAACTTGTTCATTAGAACTATCTTTTAATTGAATATATCTAATTGTTCTAAGATCTGATGGAATAGTCACATATCTATTTCCAATAACCATAGTAGATGTTGCATAGTGTCTTTCTAAATCTGCATCTACTGCTCTATAGATTCTGTTTTCAGCATTTGTAATAAATTTATTCATTACTGCTTCTGTAAAAACATTACTTCCAACTTCAGTGTAATTCTGAATGTCAGTTTGTAAATTTGCTAATGTGTATGTTAATCCTGCTGGCATCTTATTGTGGTCCTATCGTTTTTAAAGTTACTGGTCCTGTAGATACATTATACCCACCTCCACGGATTTGTCCAGCAGTTGCATTACTATCTGCAGTAAAATAATAATTATTTGCTGGTGTTATTAATAATCTTACCGTAGCACCAGTATTGTGAGTAGCAGCCGTAGATCCAAATGCTCCTCGTGTTACTCCTGTTAAAGTGTTTCCACTATAACCCGTATAACTAATAATTTCTGTTCCCACTAATGCACCATAGGTTGGAGTACCACTTGGGTTTGCAATCGTAGGTTCAAAAGGTGCTACTGTAACCCCATTAAACCCAGTTACGCTTGTTAAAACAACTGTAGTTGTAGTTGCATCAATAGTTCCATTTAATGTAGTTGTATAGCTAGTATACAAACCAGGAATAACTGTGTAACCCGCAGCCTTACAAATAGTTGCGCCAGTAATTCCATCTACATTCGCAATATTAGAAAAACCTACTACAGGATTTCCTGCAACCGGTCCATCATCACCTATAGTATCTGGTGTACCTGTACCAGGAGAAGTAGTAGGTGATCCTCTAAAATCTTACAGTGTCACCATAATTTCTTTGATGATTAAGAGAGCTTACATTTATAATCGGTGAAGCTGCCGCAAAAGTTCTTAAAGGATTAAAATCTAAAAATCTTAAAGTGTCCGGAGGTGGTTGTTGTGGTCTTGTTTTAGGTAAAGCAGTTGGATCAGCTGCACTTGGTTTAGGATCTAATTGTGGTTGTTTAGATTCAAATTCAGAAAAGTGTACAAACAATCCATTCCATTGAGTAACCATTTCATTCCATGGAAATGCTTGGCCACTAATGTCAGAGATTGCTAGTGCGAATTTTCCTTTTGCAAATCTTGCCATAATTAAACACTTGGATAGTAAGTTTTAGGTGTAACAAAAGTACTATTACTTGAACCATCCGCTGCCTCCGCTCTTAATAATTCATCTTCATAAAGAAGTTTTAAATTTTGTGTTCTGTCTGGAGAATATTTCATACTTAAGTAATATGCTAAACCCGCACACATACAAGGAATATAGTAATATGGAACATCAGCTGCATTTGTATATGCACCAACGTCATCAATTCTTTTCATGTAATAAAATTGAACTCTATCCCCCGCTTGGCTTGATCCAGGAGTTGTGTATAAAGTAATTGTAACTTTATCTATAAATCTTTGAACCCAATATTGTGAAGGTTGCCCTTGTGCTAATTTATTAGAAAGAGCTGAATAAGTTGATCTTGAAATTTTTGTTAAAGGACTATCTGATTGACTCGTTGTACCTGCACTGCTTCTATAAGAAGCTTCAAAAACATCATCTAGTCCATATAAAGCAGCACCTGCACTATCTAATAATGTAGATGTGCCATCACCGCTTGATCTATATCCAATATATTCTTTTGTGCCAGCTACTAAAGTTAGATAGCCATCACCTATTTCCCATAAGTGGACGCCTCTATTAGCCCATTCTTGAAAAAGAATGTTTAAAGATCTTCGCGCAGTTTTAAGCTGATAACCAGCCACACCACGAATTCCAAATTCTTTCAAAAGCTTCTTCTACAATATCATCAATTGCAAAAGTTTTTCCAAAAGTAAATGTTCCGGAAGTAGTGTTCGCCATTTAACCTCCTATTAAAATTCGTAATATTTCAAAAACTCAAAAACAATCGAATAAGTATCACCAGCAGTATGTGCAGGAATAATTATATTAACATCCCCGTTTGCATTCCCACCAGTATTTGGATTTACTAAACCTCCGATATTACTAAAGTCCCAACTATCATATCCATTTAAAGATAAAAAAGTTTCATCTCCACCAGAGTTTTCCCATGTAAGTCTTGCCGCATCTGCAACTGCAGTAATATTTATATCAAACCAAATTTTATTTAATGATATTCTATTACATGCTTGATTACGTTGAGATTTAGCTAAAGCAGAAACATCTATAGTAGTTGTTCCAGTACTTCCATCTTTAGATGCATCTATATTAAAAACATAGATTAGTTTTTTAGTTCCATCGAACTGCGTGTTTATTGTTGGATCGTAAGCCATTTTATTTTCTCCTATTAAAGAGTGGGGTCATTACACCCCACTCAGAGTTGATTATTAACCTAAATTAATGTTTTGTTGATACAGAACAGTAACTCTTAGCTCACCAGAACTTGTTGCTGCTGAATTAGTTACATTAAATCTTGTATCACTTGCTCCAACATCTTCCCAAGCTAATGCTCCACCAGCTTCGGTTGTTGGATATTTTCTACCAACAGCTGTTCCAAGTGCATAAGTATTAACATATGCAGTGGCTAATCCACCAACTTGACCAAGGCTAATGTTAGTAGCACCTGATGCTGCTGTGATACTGTCAAAAACAATATCAATTATTTGTGAATTTGCTGGAATGATAATATCAGTTGCGACTGCTGCCAGTGCACCTCCAGATAAGTCAATAGCCGCTGTTTGTGCCATTACAACTTGGCCGACATTTTTCATGTCTGATCCAACTGTAGTGCCAGTAGTGTTTGAAATCGTTCCCGCTTTTATCGGTCCCGAAAAAGTAGTTGTTGCCATAATATTCCTCCTAGA